GGAGATGGCGTTATCACGGTAATGATTAACAGCCAACGACAGGCAGACGATGATGCAGATAACCAGAGCGGAGATAATCGCGGTGACTCTGCTCATACCTCAATCTCTCTGACCGTTCCGCCTGCTTCTTTGAATTTTGCAATCAGGCTGTCAGCCTTGTGCTCGAACTGACCATAACCAGCGCCCGGCAGTGAAGCCCAGATATTGCTGCAACGGTCAATTGCCTGACGAATATCACCGCGATCAATCATCAGTAAAGCGCCACGCTCTTTAATCTGCTGCAATGCCACAGCGTCCTGGCTTTTCGGAGAGAAGTCTTTCAGGCCAAGCTGCTTACGGTATGCATCCCACCAACGGGAAAGAAGCTGGTAACGTCCAGCTGCGGTTGATTTAAGTTGCGGGTTTAGCGTGACAAGTTTGCGAGGATGATCGGAGTAATCCGTGAATAGCTCACCACCTACAATAACGTCGTAGCCGTGATTGCGGGTTGGCTGTCGCCCGTTATCCGTTCCTTCTGACCACGCCAACATATCGAGAAAAGCTTTACGCTGGGAATTTAGTACCTGCATAAATTACTCCTTCGAGCTACCAAATTTGTTGCCGATTACTCTCATTGCAGCACCACGAATAGCATCGACGCCGATCAGCCCAACGCCGCCACCAATGGCAACAGAAAGTGATTTAGGCCATCCGACATACTCAAGCGCGGATGCAAAGGTCAGCGTCAGAGCGCCACAGAGCAAAATCTCGAGCGTTTTTCTCTTCCAGCCACCACCACCGCCAAAATAGGCAATGCGCAAGCCAGCCATAACGATCGACATAATCACTGCGCCCAGCGGTGTGTCTCCACGCCACCAGCTCTGGACCAACTCCAGCCAAGTATTTGGGTTATGAGGCATTTGTAGTTATCTCTCACCTCGCTGATACAGCAGGTGCAAATTGAGGAAACATCATGTACCGCAAATCAGAAGCGGAAACGTCAAAGAAGCCGAGCCAATGGATAACTGCGGGATAGACTAGGCCCAACGAATCCCCAGGCCCAGAAACGACAAAACCCGCTCGACGGTGGGTTTAAGCTGTGTGGCGAAGTAACCACTCTTAACACAATACAATACTTTTTGCGTACGCGTTAGTGTTTTGATAGAATTTTCAGCCACATAAAAATCCATTCTTATAATTGGGGATATATAATGGATATAACTTGTTTAGAATGTGGCAATGTTCTTGACGACCCAACTGTAGCTTGCGATAAATGCGGTGCCACGCCTCATGTTGTAGTGCTGGGCAAACAATCGTACTTTCCTATTGGTGCTGTAACAGCAAATCTTGAAAAAAATGATTCAAGAGCATTTGATTATCGATTAGGTGAAGTTTGGGATCTAAAAAATGAAGTCACATCTGAATTCATAACCAGAATTGAGAAAAAATTTAGCCGAAAAAACAAATTTCATAACTTCCTAGACTCAGATCACAACCCTTCATCCATTCCTACGATCCTAAAAAAATACATTAATAAAAATAATGAATTCATTGATTTATCTAGAGCTATAATAGAGAGGCTTAAACATAATGCTAATAACGAATCGAGAGTTGCCCAACTTCAGGGGGGGAGCGTTGTTTTCATCCACTATAAGTCTACCGAACCAGAGGATTTGGGGAAACTTCTAATCGTAATGGTTGATAAACAAAGCGCCTATGACTTTGATTCGGATAAGTTGACCCCAACAAGATTAAATCCAATTAATACCGATGCCTTACGGCAGGCTGCGATGTTCGATTTAACTTTATTCGAAGCCAGTTATCCAGAAAACAAGGGTGACTCATATGTACATTTCTTGCAAGGTAAATCTAAAAGCGATTTTTTCAAAGACTCATTAGGTTGCCGACATGATTCGGACAATAAAAGAAGCATTCAGCAATTATTCAGTGCTATAGATATTTTTGCTAGTAAAAACTCACTCGGTCGTGTACTGCGTGATACTATTGACAATGAAGTTAAATCCTTACTGGAAAAAAAATCAAAAGATAAACACGGAAATAAGTCCGTTAAGATAGAGGATATTTCAAAAATAATTGACTCATGCCTGACTGATTCACACAAATGTAAGGGAACGTTTGTCGATTTTGTTAATCTTAATGGTTTCCAGATTGACCCTCAATTTGAACCAACTCCTAAAGCAGCTGAAAGCGCGCTTACAATTGAAGTGGCAGATAACGACAATAATTTTAAGTTGAAAATAATGCGTGGAGCTATTGGAGACGAAAAGTCAAATAAGCCTGTAATTCTCACTGACAACAAATGCGAAATTGTGATAAAATTGAGTCAGGCAAATTATGATGAACTCAAAAGATATAGAGACAGCTAATAATGACAATTGCTGATGACTTATCAAGATTAGCGCAGATTATTAACGGAGCCTCAAGCAGAGTTGAGGGCTACTACACTGTCATAAGTCTTGAAGAAAGCATTGTTATTGTAAATAGTTCTGAAATAATTAGACTGTTACAATCTATAGGTTATAAAAAGGCAACAACCTGCATCGAAAATAATGAAATTTGGCTAGATCGCCAAGCTTCATCTTGGGATGACGCTATAATTTATGAGAATGTTGAGTCTTTTTGGTCTAGAGTAAACACCCAAAACGCTCTTCCGAAAAATTATATCATCGGAACGCCGTTAATACTCCCTACTTCTAAGAATGAAAGCATCGAAAAAATCCATATTTTCTTTATGTGGAAAGATATCCTTTCATTAATTGCTGATCATCATAACAGTGACTGCTCTGTCTTATTTTTCACCAATGAAGACAAAAGTTATACAGTCGAACTCACGCATTTTTTACAATATAGCGAGATTAATCGCTTATCGAACTCGTCTCTTAAATATGAAATTATAAAGGAGCTTCTCGACACAATAAAAATCAATGATTTACACAAAAGCGAGCGCAAGCTCGTTATACGCTCAGCCATAAACGAAGTATTTAAAGCAAATGGTACGTTCAATTTCTTTGACTTGCTTAACTCTACTGAACTCGTCAGGAAAAAATATGATGAACTATATGAGATTTACACAAAGAGGTTTTCTGTAAATAAAATTCTTAACGAACTCGATGAGAAAAATCTTGAGTTCACGAGTAAAATTAACGAATTCATATCATCTAATCAGACAAAAGCATTGACTATTCCCGGTGCATTAATAGCAGCTGGTGGCTTAGTGAAGGCTAATGAAACAACCGAAGCAATATTGATTATCGCAGGACTTTGGATGATAAAAAAAGTCAATTACATTTCTATTGAGATATTCAATGAAACATTCGACAACTTACGTTCTCGAGTGGAGTCCGCTTTCGATAAGTATTTAAAGTTTGAAGAAAATAAAGAAATCAAAGATAATGCAGATAGTATTAAGAGTAGCATTACAGGTTTGATTGATAAAGCTAAAAAAAGGATGAGAACTGTTAAATATCTCGCATCAGCCATGTTTTATGGAGGCCTTATTTACGTTGGATATAAGCAGTTCCCAGTCTTTTTTGAAAAATCGGCAGTAAATCTATTTTATTTTTTATGCCATACTATAAGCTAACATTGCTAAACAGCCGTCAACAAACCCCATTGCAGTTTGCAGTTCCTTCCTAATTGTGCCATCAGAGCATTTTCTCTTCTTCGCAATAGTGCGTAATGAGATACCGATAACAAAGTGGGCGATGATGAGCTCATATTCCTCTGGTTTATACCTTCTCAACCGAGCCACACAACTGTCTATCATGATGCCTTCATCATCATCGCACTGGAGACGTGACTTTTTACCGTGTGGTAGAAGCCCCTTGAAACCAGCCGCTATCGGCTGCCAGTCGACACCACTATTTTCTGCTGCAGCCCAAGCCCCCCAACGATCTAAAACTTCGTACATATCACGCATCAGCGCAGTACCTCCTGCACCAGTTTTTCAAACTTTCCAACTTTGGTTTCCAGCTCTGCCACACAATCAACGAGCTCATCCACCGCTTTTTGTGCGCGATGTTTCGCCTGCATCAGTTCCCTGAGCGCTGGCACCATATCCCGACGAATGGCATCTTTTGTTACACCTGTTTTTTCCAGTTGTTCCGCCTGTCGCAACATTTCCTGTGCCTGTTTACGTAGTTGTTCAGGGGTAAAAGTCATTGTCTGGTTGTTCAAAAGAAACGCTCCATCTTACTGCTGTCAGTTCGTTTGTTGCTGTATCTGCGCGGCTGGGGCTGCTGCATTGGGGTGGAAAGAATCTGTGCGCTTTCCTGATCCACAGGCAGAAAATGTCCGTTATAAAAACGCCGGTAAATCGTCCCCAGAGAACCGTTACGTTGTTTCGTGATATTGATTTCTGCTATGCCCCGGGCCTGCGTATCCGGGTTGTACACTTCATCCCTGTAAAGCATCAGAATGATGTCTGCATCCGCCTCTATTTCTCCGGAATTTTTCAGGTCTGAGTTCATGGGGCGTTTATTGGGTCTGGACTCCACACCACGGGAGAGCTGGCTCAGCGCAATTAAGGGAAAACCACCGGATTTTGCCAGGCCTTTAAGCCCCTTTGAGATTTCACCCACGGCAAGGTCATGACGCCCCGTGGTTCGGGTTTTTATCAGCCCGAGATAATCAACCACCACCAGCGCCGTTTCCGGATATTTAATCAGGTGGTGTTTCGTTGTTGCGCATATCTCGTCAATGGTCAGGTTCGCCTGGTCCACCATCCAGATATTGCGCCCGGTCATCCGCCCCACCCCTTGTGAGAAACGCGCCCAGTCTTCGTCTTCAAAGTGAGCGACAGATTTCAGACGTGATACCGGCATTCCTCCAGCCGCAGATACCATGCGCTCACCAATCTGGATGTTCGCCATTTCCATTGTGAACAGAAGAACACCATGCCCCTGCTCAGTCACCTTGTCGATGATATCCAGCGCCAGTTCAGTTTTGCCCATTGACGGACGAGCCGCAATAAATACCAGGTCGCCGGGCTCCATGCCGCCTGTTTTTGCGTCCAGTTCATCAATACCGGTCATCAACGTCCTGGATTTCTCCAGCCCCTGATTCCGGCATTCAACACGCTCAACCACTTCCGGAAGCACATCATCAATATGTACCGGCTGAATAACGCCCTTTTCCGTCGACAATGAGGCCATCATGTTCTGCGCATCCTTCAGGGCATCTTCAGCTGCTTCACAGGTATGCGCATCACGTAATTTCTGCAACGCCTCATTCAGTGTTTTTTCTGCATCACGCAATGCGGCATTGCGACGCAACGCTGCAACATAGTGCTCCAGTGAAGACTTCACCCAGGTTTTACGCCCGGTATCAGTAATCACCGGAGCAAGTTCCGGCATCTCATTGCACAGCAGCACAGGATCAATCACACCTGAAACACGAGCCTGTCTGCAGATGCCTGTGTAGATATCCCGATACGCTCGTACAGAAAAAACGTCCGCCGGTAGTGTGGCCAGAATATCCATCACTTCATGATCTGCCCCTCGCAGAAAAAACGCGCCAATGACAGCGCCTTCCAGGTCATCGTTACGCCAGACAGGAGAAGTCATGCTGCCATACCTCTGATACGAGAACGATAGCTGGGCCAGTTAAACGACAACCAGTTGCGTCCCCCGTCTGTGATCCTGTCGGCAATGCGGGGGCTGATGAATGCCCACAACTCTTCCGGTGAAAGGTTGCTGATCAGGATGGTGGGCAGGATGCTTTCGTACCGGGCATTGATAATTTCCTGCAAAATAGCCATTTCAGCCGCGCTGCCAAACTGAACACCAACTTCGTCGATGATCAGCAAATCCATTGACGCATAATGCTCAATAACTTCATCCGCTGTTTTTTCGCTGTCATTCCGCCAGCAGTTTTTCACAGCACGGGTAAGGCGCATCACGTCGGTGATCTCCACACTGGCCAGATAGTTACGGATGATGTGTTTTGCCATTGATACCGCCAGATGATTTTTCCCGGTTCCGCAACTACCAGTCATAACAAGACTGGTACCGTTCTCCAGCATATCTGGCCAGTTCTCCGCATAGCGGCGACAGGCCGCAAGATTTCTGGCTGCGTCAGGATTAACCTCCAGATAATTATCAAACTCGCAGTCCCGAAAACGCAGGGCAATTCCGGCGTTATCAGTCAGCTCTTCCGCCTTGAGGGACGACAGCTCCATGGTCAAATCGTTGGCCTCAGCGATCAAGCAGTCAGGGCAGCATGAAATTTTTTCTCTGTCCTCGCCATTACGATCGCTCCACACCAGTATATGCGTACTGTATTTACCGTGTTTTTCGCAATATCCGCGGCCTTCACGCATCAGGCAGGAACGATAAGGCCATGGCTTTTCGCCCTTCTGAGCAAATGCAATCTCTGCCCGTAACTCATCCATTCGCGCCTGTAGTCTTTTTTGTTGTTCACGCAGGTTAAACGTCATCATCGCTGTCACCTCAGAATGTCAGTTTGTCACTGGATTTACCGAATTTGTCAGACATGGCTCCCAGGCCAGCCAGGACATCGACCTGTCGCTGTCGCCCACCTCCGGGAGCGGCTGGCTGTTGCCAGAATTCTTCGAAGTGACGATCGGGTCCAAAGAACGTCGCAGCCTGCTTCACGAACTGTGTGCCGGTATTTCCTGTAGCACGTACCCAGGCGGCATACCGCTTCACGCCATCAAGCATGGTCTCCGGTTTTATTCCCTCCCTGAGACGGGCTTTCCAGGCTTTGAAGGCTGCCGACTTGGAATTGCCACCAGCACGTTTGGGATATTCCTGCCAGGCCTGTTCAAATTCCGGTGAATATTCCTGTCGGGCAGAGCGCGCTGGTGCAGACGCGTCAGCGGGTGCGCCAATTGTTGGTTCATTGACTGGTTCTTTGACTGGTTCAAAAGAGTGACTGGTTCTGGGTGAATCTCCTGCACTACCCCCTGGTGCAACTCCTGCACCACCTGGTGAATTTGCTGCACTAGGTAGTGAATTATTTGCACTACCACCTGGTGAATCTTTTGCACCATCAAGACGAAGAAGATAAATATTGCTCGAGTTCCCTTTTTCACCTTTCCGGGAAACTTTTTTTACCAGTCCCGATTCACAAAGAGCCGTAATATGATTCATCACAGAACGTTTGCTAATCTCGCACTGATCAGCAATATGCTGATAGCTGGGCCAGCACTCGCCCTGATCGCTGGCATTATCAGCCAGCTTAATCAGAACCAGTTTTCGCAACGGATTTCCCACGCGAATTTTCATCGCTTTCACCATCAGCTCCATGCTCATAACACACCTCCCAGGCGTTTAAACATTTTTCCGGACTGAAACACCACCAGTGGGTAACTGATGGTGTAGTTACGCCCCAGTAATTCACACACGACTTTCTGGCTTTCGGTGCTGACCAGGCAAACCCGCAGAACGTGACCGTTGCTGGTGGCGAACCACTGCCCCACACGGGGGCAACGGTTGTATCGGTGATACAGGGAATTAACGACGCGGCGAATCATGGGCGCACCTCCCATTGATTACGGCGGAAAGCGGTGTGACTGAGACTGGTTTCAGTTTCATGGAATGCTTCAATGCAGCTCTCGTAGTACCGCATTGTGCGCAGACTTAACCCAAGCTGAAGCATCATCAGGCCATCAAGGGTGATGTAATAACCACGCAGGGAGTCACCATAGATGTGATAAGTACCCGGTATGAAATTGCGGGTAAAAAATTCGCGCGAGCAGTTCAGATACTCGATTTTGTCGACGATGTTCTGGTGCATGCGCTTGAAATGGCAGGCAACATGCAGGGAGAAAATAACGGCCTTGCCGTTGACGACTTCGATTTTCAGGTATGGGGAAGTTGGGACAGTAGCCATGATGGCAGCCTCCTTGATCGGTGAAATACTTCCACCACCGGAAACGCCAATTTCGCTGGTGGTGAACTGAACGGGGTTGGCGTAACCGGTGATCAAGGAAACCGGCGCATCTTTCGATGCCCCCGCCCAGCCCACCATAACTTTGATGTGAGCAAATGCGGACGATAAAAAAGACGCTGGCGCGTCATATATCGCCTTGATCAATTCCAGGACGCCAATCCCGGCACCCGCTTTATAAGGTGCAGAGACAGTGTAACGTCCCGAAATTGCAGAATCAATATTTAGGATTGAAACATTCATATGCTTACTGGTATTTTTGTTAACGTTCTTGGATTCTTGGGCCTGCTTTATGCAGTTGCCTGTATCAACGTTGAGCGAGCCGGGTCACTACCCGGCTTTTTTTCACCGGTGCCAGCCAATAACCTGAAATAACCCCATTTTCGGGTGATACCAGCGAGTCCCTCGCTGTTCTGCTTCCTCCATAACCCGATAAAAAGCAGCCATAAACGGTTCCACAGCAACAATTGCGCGACGTGACAACAATCCGTCCGGCGTCATGAACTCATGGGTGTCTGTAGGAATTTGATAGGCGTTCACCAGATTGCGGCATTTATCATCTGACAAACCGGTTTTTGCTTTCAGTTGGCGATATCCGGCATAGCCCTCACGAATGTTGCCCTTTTTGATTTGCTCAACTGTTTCGGCAACGTGGCTGACTTTTTCTTCCACCTGAGTGATCCGTTTCTGCTGACGAACAGCTTCAAGAGCCATCGCGGCAACCATTTCGATTTCGCTCATTGGCTTACGGATCTGTTCTTCCAGTTCGCGCCAGCGATCTACCAGGCGGGCTGTGAATTCGGGACAAAGCTGTGCGACGACAATGATGCTGTCGCGCTTACCTTGTTCGCCTTCGAAGATGTAAGCACCTACATTTCGTTTTAATCCTAAGTTGTTGATTATTTCGAAATTCGCCATTGGCGCACTTCGAATAATCCCCTTATCCATGAGCCTTTCAATGCTGCGCTTAACATCTTTGTGTTGGCTGCCCACCAACTCTGCGATTTCAAGGCTGGTCATGGATGCTTTGCCGTTAAAAATTGCGGTGTTCATTGTTGGTCTCCTGTGGGCTTGTCATCTTCTGTGTGCGCTAAGCTTGGATGTGGAAAAAGCTCTGGTAGGTCTGGACGAAATTCATACGCTTGGATCTTTCCGTCGACAGCTGCAACCAATAACGGCACAAATTCTGGTGAAATCTTGTTCTTGCAGTTCAACCAATCGCAGACTGTTGACTGGGCCTTTCCGCATCGCTTGGCTAAGGCTTGCTGACTTCCAAGAATCTCAATAGCTTTCTCTATGGCTTTATGTTTCATAATCGCATCTCCTATTGAACGCATAATAACAACAGGAAAAGCGATATTCAACGTTAAACCTAGAATATTTATCGGAAAGCCGATAAACTAGCCAAGATAGAGAGGGGAGGAAAATCGCAATGACATTTTCAGAACGACTTGATTTAGCTATGCGCAACGCAAAATTTACGCAAGGTAGGCTGGCCAAAGAAGTGGGTATGGCTCAGTCCAGTGTTAATCAACTACTTAACAAAGCCAACGGTTCCAGAAAAACAGTCGAAATAGCAAAAGTTTTGGGCGTTAACCCGGAATGGCTCGCATCGGGTGTTGGTCCAATGGAAATCGTGACCTCTGCAGACTCACACCAAATACGTAACATTTCTGAAGATTGGGTTACTGATTCGTATGTCGTGGATGTTTTAGACATCAGATATAGTTGCGGACCTGGTAGTTATAACTCTGATTTTCCTGACATTGTCAGATCTATAGCGATAGAACCAGGATACGCATCAAGAGTTTTTGGCGGCAGACCAGCATCAGCAATCAAAGCAATAAACGCCCACGGCGACAGTATGAAAGGCACAATAGACCCTGAAGACTTGGTATTTGTAGATGTATCAGTTCGCACATTTAATGGTGATGGTATATACGCCTTTACATACTCTGGAACATCGCACATCAAAAGACTTCAAAAAATCAAAGATACTCTAACGGTGATATCTGACAACCCAGCTTACAAGGATTGGGCTATCGAACCGGAAGACTTCGAACAACTTCACATTGACGGAAAAGTAATTGTCAGTTGGCCTATGACACTACACCGTTTTGCATAAGCAAAAATCATTTAACCCGCCCACTCTTAAGTGGGCTTTTTTTTGGAAAAAAATCGATAAACCGATTGACAGGTGAAATCGGTAAACCTATTATCTTGACATAGGTATCGAACTCACCAAAGCAATTATAGAGGATGAGAAAAATGTCATCGTATATGGGATTACCAACAAATCAGCACGATGCTCTTGAGAATATTCAGCTCTTAGTAGGGGCTGGTGCACTACTGTATAGCAGCAATAACCCTGAGTTAATTGAACTTGCCAGCTCCATCCTGGCTGTAACTCAAAAATATAGCCTCACCGCGTCACGTTTATGCAAACAAAATTTAGCTATTAATTCCCAGAATCGGATTCGCACCCAACGCGAAGCCTGCGGCTTAACAACCGCCGAACTCGCCAGGCTGCTCGAACTCGATGAAGAAATCATCATCCAGTGGGAGAGTGGAGAGTATGAACCAACCATCAGTATGCTTATCCCACTGGCTAATGTTCTTGGCTGCGATCCGATGTGGCTGTTAACTGGCGAGGTTACTCCTCCGGAGCAACCAAAAAGTGAGGAGCAGCAACACCATGACGCATCTCAACAAGTTTGCTCCTTATCTCGCGAAGCTCTTCTACGGAAGAACCAATACCAATGGTGACATAATCGCCGCTTCGCCCCTCAAGGTACATGCGAACATTTTTATCAATCATTGCGGAAACAGTCTCAATATGAAAACACTTCTGAGACTCGCTATATAGCAGAACATATAAGTCAGCTGAGGAAGCCATGAAAAAGTTCGAAAACATAACTGTTCTCCATGTTGATGACTTTGATTATACAAACCCGAAACTTCTCCCGAAGGTTGTAAAGGCAATAGATGTTGCCGATATAGTGATTAGAGGAAAGAGAATTGTCAAAAACAGGCTCGCATGCACTTCAGGAGCAATGACAGAAACAACCTCACAACAAGATGATTATGAAGGCATTTGTCTGGAGCCTGATTCATTTGCGGTAAATGTTTATCATTTATTGCATGCAACACAGGTATTACATATGTCAAGTAATCACGAAACAAAAACACTTGGCAGCGAAATTCTGAATTTTGCATGTGAATATGCAAAAGCTGCTGCCGAAAAAGAATTAGCGCAATAACAATAAATATTCCCTGAATGTTTATTACGGTTTTATCGCCGGAGATTGTTGCAACCTTTATTCGCAGGAGATTATGTTATGACTTTCCTGAAACATAAGGCATCGTATAAAACTGCCTGCCTCATTGCACAACATGGAGATTCTTATCTTCATATAGCCAACCTGTATTTGCGCAAAGCATATGGGAGATAAGTCAATGGAAGAAAAACAACAAAACATAACACATAAAAAAGTAAGAGTGTTGCTAACCATTGAAAATGGTGAAGTAATTTACTCAAAACATCTGTTGGATAGTGAATTCGTTGGCTGCATGGATACATTTCTGTGGATGGCAAAAAGAGCTGGCTACACGATTATTCCACCAGCAAAGGAGCAAACATTATGAATCATTCAGAGTTCCGACCAGAAGTTACTCCACATGGCATAAAAATTGGCAATACAACCATTGATTATGTTGAAGCTGTGCGGCGTCTTAATGATGGTGAATACGATTATCCAAATTCACGCGGTTTAAGAATCCTTCAGTGCCTTGCCGAAGCTGATGATGCCGGATTGCTGGGGAAATTTTCCATCGATATGAAGGTTGCACAATGGCGCTGGCTGTATGTAACGATATTTATAAACGAAGAGGAATATAAGAACGGCACCATTGATATCTCGAACGAAAACGGAACTACAGGTCGCGCAGTTATTTATAAAGGGAAATATGGTTGTATGGGTATCTACCCGGGACCAATTCGCATTGCCCTGCAAAACCATGTCGAATGGGGATTTATTGAAAAATATGGTGAAGATGAAGGTATGGGGCGAGTTCTGTTTCTCTATCAAAAAATGCTCATCGCAGATCCTGATAATGGTTTCATTGTTTCTGCTATGGGACGCGAAGGGCTTGAACTCCTTCTGGATGAAATGATTAACGACCTGAATACTCATGGTATGCCAGAAGCGCCAGTGACACATTAAATATTAAGAAGAAAATAATTCTTCCAGTTTTTTACTAACCGTTTATATGAAAAGCAACCGTGAATTAAACAGAGTAAAACTGATTTTAATCCTTGCCACAGTGGTGACACTAACTGAAATTATTATTCTCTTTATTGCGCTGTCAGTCGGTTAAAAATATCGGGATACCACAGACCAATGAGACTGTATTTCACAATAGTAATTTTACTGGCAATTATCGCATGCATTTACGGATTACTCGTTCCGTTCCTTATATCCATGAAGGATACGATAGCAGTTATTTCTGGCTTTGCACTGGCGTTTCTGACCCCGCCCTGCATTTATGCCATTTACAAGGGTCTTTCTTTCACTAAGGATAAAAGATGAAAAAAATTATTTTTGCTTTAGCCATTGTTCTGCCGACTATTGGCCTCGTCGGTTGCGATCGCGTTGAACCAGGTAATGTTGGCATCAAGGTAAATAAACTGGGCGACGACAAAGGCGTCGGTGAGGTGGTCGGTGTTGGTCGCTACTGGACAGGCTGGAACACTGAAGTTTATATCTTCCCGACCTTTAAGCAGATGAAGACCTACGATGATCCATTCAGTTTCCAGATGAGCGATGGAACAACCATTGGTTACCACATCGGAGTAGCCTACAAGGTTGATCCATCCAAAGTTACCACGGTGTTTCAAACCTACCGCAAAGGTGTGGATGACATTACCGACACCGACCTGCGCCAGAAGATAGCAGATGCACTAAATCGGCTGGCCAGCAAAATGACCACCGACAAATTTATCGACGGCGGCAAGTCTGAGCTGCTGGATGCAGCTCTAAAAGATATTCAGGCAGAAATGACGCCCATCGGTATTCAGGTAATGAGCCTGTCTTATGTAGGTAAACCGGAGTACCCGCCAACCGTTATCGACAGCATTAACGCCAAAGTCACGGCAAACCAGAAAACCCTGCAACGCGAGCAGGAAGTAAAACAGCGCGAAGCGGAAGCCAACATGTTGCGTGCGGAGGCTGCCGGACAGGCAGATGCAATTCGCACAAAAGCTCAGGCCGAAGCCGATGCTATTCGTTTACGCGGTGAAGCTCTGCGCCAGAACCCCGGTGTTATGGAGCTGGAAGCCATCAATAAATGGAACGGCACACTGCCGCAATACATGACCAGCGGTGCCAATACACCATTTATCCAGGTTAAATAACTTATATGCCCGGCAGGCCGCCGGGCTAAGGGAAAAGCAGATGAACACCCATAATGCCCAACCGCAAATAATGAACTATGACCCGAATCTGACGTCATGCGGACGCATGGCAAAACAAACCGTTCGATTAACTTTCGGGTTATGGGAATACCGCGAAACATTCGAAGTCACTGTCGGTGGCAACCTGACCGGACTCGATGTTATCAGTTGCGCTATTGAAAGCCTGTACGCAACGCTGCCTTATGAAGAAGTCGAGGATGAGCGCGATATCATCGCCACCATTAATATCGGCGGCGTGAAATGCAAGGATGAAAACTTGATCGGAGAACTCTGGCTTGCCGGGATGCTTATCTCTGCAGAAATTATCAGTATTGAACCCGCTACAAACATACCGCTCTGAAGTTCTCACAACTCAGGGAACAGGAGAAAAAATGTTCGCTTTGATTAATCAAGGGCAACTGTATACCGACAGTGCCGGTTACCCGGTAAAAATTATTCGCTGCATAAATAACATCGTGTTGTACAGAAGAATGGATGGGCGAACACAGTCGGTAAAAATAAACGATTTTAATGAACTGTTTGAACGGATCGCTCACCAGGAATACCGACAAATTCTGGCAGAAACAGAGCAGGAAGCTCATCTGAAAAAATTACGAGCCATGAAAAGGAAGTAAAGAATGAATAAAGCATTTGAACGATGGGTCCACCAGCGTTACGGCAATCGCTATGACCTGACACGAGATGTCGACGGTTTCTACTGTCGTGAAATTGTGAAACGAATGTTTGAAGTGTGGTGCCACTGCCGCGGACTGAGTGTTGTGTGAGGGAAATATGGGGAATGTGATTCAACTGGCTCCCAATGAATGGGTGTGTGAAAGCGTTCTTATCGCGATTACCGGACTCAAACCAGGCACAATTCTTCGGGCCCGGAAAGAATGCTGGATGGTTGGAAAAGAGTATATTCACGTATCACCAGACGGTAATCCAAAGCCTTCCAGCGAGTGTATGTATAACAGAAAAGCAATAGATGCTTGGGTCGCTTCAATGAAAAACAAACAACCTGGGTGATTTAATGCCATGAAGTATGTAATCTCGTATCGCTCTTGGGCGTCTGGAGGTATCAATGGATAAAGTCAAATATCCAACAGGCGTCGAAAACCACGGCGGCACATTACGCATCTGGTTTAATTTTAAAGGTAAACGTGTCAGGGAAAATCTTGGTGTCCCTGACACTGCCAAGAACAGGAAGATCGCCGGGGAACTACGGACATCGGTATGTTTTGCCATCCGCACAGGAAGCTTTGATTATGCTGCACAGTTCCCTGACTCCCCTAACCTTCAGGCTTTTGGGGTAAGTAAAAAAGAAATTACGGTGAAAGAACTTGAAGAAAAATGGCTGGATCTGAAACGAATGGAAATCTCTGCAAATGCATTCAATCGCTATGAATCCGTTGCAAGAACGATGGTTCCGAAAATTGGAGGCAGCAGACTGGTGTCATCGGTAACTAAAGAGGAATTGCTGTATATCAGGAAAGATTTGCTGACCGGGTATCAGAATTCAACGAAAAACAAAGCAGCAGCAAAAGGACGGAGCGTCGTTACTGTAAATTATTACATGACGACAATCGCTGGAATGTTTCAGTTTGCTGCAGATCACGGTTACTTAGAAGCAAATCTCTTCCAGGGAATTAAGCCTCTTAAAAGAGCCAGGGCAGAGCCAGATCCGCTAACTCGTGACGAATTTATTCGCCTGATAGATGCTTGCCGACATCAGCAGACGAAAAACCTGTGGTCATTGGCTGTGTACACAGGAATGCGTCACGGTGAACTGGTCTCCCTGGCCTGGGAAGATATCGATCTGAAAGCAGGAACTATTACTATCAGGCGCAATTATACGAAACTCGGTGAGTTCACTCTACCTAAAACTGAAGCAAGTACAAACAGGGTTGTGCATCTTATCCAGCCCGCTATCAGTGTCCTGAAAAATCAGGCTGAAATGACAAGACTGGGTAAGCAGCACCACATCAAGGTTCAACTACGTGAATATGGGCGTTCAGTGAATCATGAATGTACTTTCGTATTTAACCCCCAGGTGGTTAGAAAAAGCAAACAGGTCGGTTTTATCTACAAGGTAGATTCTATTGGCGACTCATGGGAAACAGCCATTAAGCGTGCGGGCATCAGGCACCGGAAAGCATACCAGTCACGACACACTTATGCGTGCTGGTCGTTATCTGCCGGAGCAAATCCAAGCTTCATTGCCAGCCAGATGGGCCATGCAAGTGCCCAGATGGTGTTCAATGTATACGGAGCATGGATGACTGACAGTAATGCAGAACAGATCGCAATGCTGAATCAGAAGCTGGCAGATTATGTCCCAATGATGCCCCATAGTCACCAAAATGGCACAAAAGGCTTATTAAAATCAGTAAGTTAA